TTTGGTTAGTCCAATCGTTTCAGAAAAAATCAATGATGAACTGAAAGACTTTGCTAGCGAATCTAACGAAGATGAGGCAGTAAGCATCATAACCAAAGCAATGGAGATTGCAGCACTTAATAGTGCTAATAACTTTAACTACGTATTGGCTATCACTAAAAAATGGTACAACAAAAAACTGTTTACTCTGAAAGCTGTTGAAGCAGATGAATTAAAAAACAAATCTCAAAAGGCTTCAAGGTATGGCGGTAGAAGAAATATTATCGAGCCACAGTTAGCGAGTGTTTCAGAACCAGTTGAGGAGCCAGAAAGGGAGTTGCCAGAATGGCTGACGGACGCGGCAAAGGACCTTTAGATTTTGTACTCCTAGCAATCAGATTAAAGGCAATGGGAATACCGACATCCAGTAACAGTCAATCATTCCCAGCAGTTAATTTTGAAGAGCTAGGTAGGCGCTTAAAAGACAATGGTTCATTAGCAAAAATGGTTAAGTGTGCGAGCAAAAACAATGTATCACTGATACAGATTTGGCAGAGTGCACCAGAAGCGATTGCGGTATTGCAAGAGATGAGAAAGGAAGCAACAAAATGACAGAAACAGTAGTACACGTCACAACTTTAGAGCAGTGGAAGTCGGTTTTAGATGTTTGGTTTAAGCAAGGCTATAAGTGGAATTTTGGAATTAAATCATACCATGAAGAATATTTTGAAAGAGGTCAGCGTTTCATTAGATTGATTTCCAACGGTCACATATTGCAAGGAAATTATAATCACGTCATCCAACCAATCGAATATTCAGACTTCATGGCACAACAGAAAGAGGATAACAAAATGGCAACGGTTTATGAAGTTTCACAATCATTATTTGATGAATTGCAAAGGATTAAAGCTCACGAAGGTACATCTTTGATTGGGGCGATAACTTTAAATGCAAAATATATTAAATCAATTGAGGTTGGCAACAAAGCTATTCTTAGATATTTAGCTGATGACCCAGCAATTGAGTTCAAAGTTGAAGAACTTTTGTATCGGTTGTGGCGTGTAGATGATTTAGGAGATACGGTTTATATGAGAATTGATGGTTATGGTACACCTGGTTATACAACTTCTAAAGACAATTGTTTCACGGCACCATTAGAAGAAATTCAAAAGTGGGAAACGCCAGCTTGGAAAATTGAGAAGGTTAATGATTAGTGACAGAACTATTCGCAAAACTGAATAAGGTTGACCCAAACAAAGGTCTAATCACGTTGCAGTTGAGCACTGATGATATTCACACGCTAGAGAAGTACCACGCCAGCGGACAGCAACAGGTGGTGTCATTGATAGCCAGCGATGAGAACGGTGTGTCAGCACAACAGCGAAAGTTTGCGTTTGCTTTGTTGCACGATATCTGGTGGTCGCAAGTGGGCGGTTTATGGATTGAAACCCCAGAAACGGTTAAACAGCACTTCTACGCCATGTATGAGTATTACAACAGCTTAGACTTTGGAGAATTTAGTTTGAGTGCTGCTAAAGGTACTAAGACTGATACAAACCAGTTCATCAACATGTTGCTAGATTATGCAGCGATACATGACATTAGTTTGAGTGTGAAGCCGTTGAACGAGTTAGAGCCACAGGAAATTGCACGGTGGGAGTACAGATGTTTGTTAGACAAGCGCTGCGTGATTTGTGGTAAGTCTCACGCCGATTTGGCACACGTTGATAGTGTGGGTGCTAACGGCGGTAATCGTCAGAAGATAAACCATTTAGGATTGCGAGCGATGAGCTTGTGCCGTGAACATCATCAAGAGCAACATAAGATAGGCGTTCAGTCATTCATGAATAAGTACCACCTGAACGGCATCAAGATTGACGAAAAAATAGCTTTGGCACATGGACTAAAGATGAGGTGAACAAACTGAATAAAGTAATTTTAGATTTAACGTTTCTTAAACAGGTGACGCTAAACAAATATATTGACGCAGAACGAAAAAATAGGTATGCAGGAGCACGTTTAAAACGTCTCGCTACTACTTACACCAGAAACGTTTTTTCACAGGCTATGGTCGATAATATAGCTTTTGAATGGCCGTGCAAATTGAAACTTGATTGGTATTTACCAGATGGCAGAATAGATCCAGATAATTGGGCGTTTCTCAAGAAGTTTATTTTTGACGGTATGCAGACAGCTAAGGTGCGAGGCAACATATTTTTACAAAATGACAATATTAAACACATCAAGGGGTTTGACGAAGATTTTTATATCGATAAATCAAATCCAAGATTGGAAATATACGAGCTAATTGTAACAAAAAAGCCATCAGACAAAAATGAACACTGTGGCTAGAAGAAAAATTATGATCGCTTGCCAACAGAGACCGATGGCGGACCAAAAAATTATGTGGCTGTTTTTAATGACAATACCTATAATTAGCACTAAAAAAATAATGATTGCAAATGAAATGACATAGGTCATACGATTCCCCCGAATTTTATACAAAATATTATTCTAACAAAAAAGGAGATAAATGCAAATTGATGATTGAAATAGGACACAACTTACAGCATGCAATTGAGTTTGGAATTGTTTTTACATCTCTTCTGCTGGGATTAAAGATGATTTTAAAATTTGGATTTGATTTGTTGGTTAAGATGAATGAGGACGAATAGTTAAAGGAGCAAAGCATTGAATTATGACCGCAAACGAACAATTAAAAACGTGTCAAGTTTCTTCGGCGATCCAACCGCTATTAATAGTTCAAGTGAATTTAAGGACTTGATAGACTTGGCACATCTCACAAGTAATGACTTGATGTATCATTCACCGGTCATATCAGATATGCCAAAAGCAACTTCGTTTGGTAATCACACCGAAGATGCAACGATACGACTGATGGAAAAGATGTCAGAATCAGAAATAGCAAAGTGGAAGATACAGTGTATTCTTCGCGCTATCAGAAACATGGACGGCCGGTTTGGCAACCTGTTGTTTAACAGACACTTTCAAAACATGACATTTGATGAGCTGGCTGATTTGACTGGTTATTCAAGTGCCAACCTTAGCAAATTACTCAATACTGCATATTTAAAACTAGCATTATGGACGGCTGATGAACTAGATTTGATAGTTTCAGTAGATGATTAGTAGAGATAGAGTAGAGATTGAGTATAAACACAGTGAATATATATGCAGTATATTAGTAGTGTTGATAATTAGCAAACAGGGTTATTGCTCATCCATTAAAAGCAACGCGAAAGCCTATTAAACGTTAAGGCAATCACTGTCAGACTTCGGGTGCTGACACAGACAAGTAAAGTCTATAAAACGTGGGTGAATGTAATACTTAGCGTGGCTTACAGTCAGGTTCGAGTCCTGCCATTCACATTGCGATACGTCCGCACAACTTAATAGCAGTCGCTTGCCTGCGATTGCGTACATAGACTCCTGTTACGTTATTAGCGCCCAAATGATAACGTCAAAAACCAAAAGAAGGCTGGTAAGGGTATGAGCCTGAAAAAGTCCAATAGAATGAGACGATAGGGAATCGTTAATAGTTTCTGGGGGCGTACATAGTGGTAGTCAACTAATGGTTTACAACCACATTGAACTATTAAGTAATCCTTAATAGTTGAGTTGTAAAGTAATTCTTTATAACTGAACAGTCAACTAATAGTTGATAGTTGCACCTTAACGGGTGCTTTTTTATTGGAGAAAATTATGAGTGATGAAAAAATTAAACAATTTATATCAGACATGAGTTATTGGCAGAAACTTAATCTTATGATTGCGCACTATATGATTACGACTAAACAAAGCCGTGAAGATTGCTATGAAGAAGCACTGGTCAATGTCGGTAATGACGATAACGTTGAATACGCCTTAGAGTCTATGCTTAATATCGGCCCAATAATTGATGGTCGGGGTAAACTATGAAAATAGATCGCGATTATGGACTTGTCGCCAGTGATGATGAATTAAACATCTACCGCAGGTTAGACAGGCAACAAAAATATAATAAGAAACACAAGAAGGCATCTAAACGCAAGTCTAATACAGACAAGCGCAAAGATGCCTTTTATGATGATAGGAAGTGGCGATAATGAGGTGGACTGATGAATATAAAAACAGAGTTACAGAGTTAGGTAAGCAAGGGTTATCGTCTAGCAAAATAGCACAACGATTGTTTGATGAATTTGGTGAAAACTTTAGTAGGCGAACAGTATCACAATATCTTAGCACGGGTTCAACCAATAGACGAGCTAAACCAAAATATAATCAACAGCAAGACACCAAAGTCAAAGATGTGAAGCGTGGCACTGAAATTGTCATCAACAAGGACGGCAGCACAACATCATCTACGACAATGCAGATGACTTCTGAACAGGCTAAAGACCCAGAGTTCGTATTGAGAGCGCACGGTTTTAATCCTGATGATTGGGATATCGTATCAGCACGCAATAACTTTTGGCAACAGAACAGTGTTGAGAATGGCTTGATTGATTTGTACCAGTCTAAGATTACGGTTAAGCCTAAAGTTGATAACGATATCAAACGAGCAGTTGAAGTATTAACACATGATATTAAAACAATCAAGGTCAAGCAAGTTATCAAACCAGAACGTCAGCATAATCTTGTGATACCAATTACCGATATGCACTGGGGTGTTACACAATTAGCAGATGTTCAAGACAAGTTAGCTGAATTGATTGATGTTATCAAAAAAGGTTATCGCACTATCTCGATAGAAATGATTGGTGATATGCTGCATTCTGATAAAATCAACACCACGGAAACGGTTAAGTCAACAATTTTGAAAGATGTTGAAATGCCACGCGCTGTTGATGAGGCTATGCAGTTTTTACAAGCTGTCGTGGTTGCTTCACTTGAAAACGCCAATACAGTGATGATTAAGTCAGTCGGCGGTAATCATGACTTCGATCTGGCTTATATGTTCATGCTTTGGGTTAAAGAACGCTTTCAACAAGCACAGGTAGATGTCAACAACAAATATAGGACAGCCTATCTGTTGGGACATGTGTTAATTTCGATACAGCATGGTGATGTCAATAAACGTAATCCAGGGCAAACATTGGCAAGTGAGCAGAGACATCTATGGGGTATCGCAAGCACTACTGAAATACACGTTGGTCATCTTCACTTTGAAAAGACAGAAGACAAACAAGGCGTGGTTATCAGGCAATTCTCAACGCCCAAGAAGACGGACGAGTGGGAAGAGATGAATGGATTTGTTGGTGCAAACAAGTTGATGTACGCACTTGAGTACAATGACGACCGATTGAAAGTTGAACACTTTATTTAGTTGCCGAGTGGCACGTTTAAAAAGGAGATAGCATAATGGCTGATAAACAAACAGGTATCAATGAAGATGACGAACTAATTGAGGACGCCGCTGAATTATTGAGAACTGGTGTATTTAAAAACGATTTAAATCTCAGAAAGACAATCACGATGTTTCAACGTAGATTTAGAATTGGTTGGAACAGGGGATTTAATTTAGCTAGAGTTTTGCGTGAGAGAAGTCTATTGGTTAATTTTATTGTTGATGAAGAGATTGCTGATGAGTTACAACAAAAGGCAGATGTCAAACAGATGATTGAAAATGGAGTATTTACCGAAAGACACGTTTAGGAGAATGATATGATTGATAAGTTATTGGAAATATTATTTAAAATTGTCATAACGGGTCTAATTTTGTCTACATTCGCTTTAATAGCAATTTTTGGATATTACGCACTTCAGTTTAACGATATGACCTTGCAACAGATAGAATTGTTTGATGTACTGATTAAGACGTTAGCTATATATACAGCTGGAGGTTGGCTTGTTATAGCGCTGGTTATCTGTTTATTAAGTCTATGGTTTAACAAGTGATTCCACAATTTCTAATACAGCCCACGTCTCTCTAGTAGTATAATTACTGCTATTGGAGGTTGGAGATGGAAGAATATAAAAAAACTAAGAAAATTCTTAAAGGGATAGTGATTGGCGTAGCCTTTGGTACATTACTTGTTTGGCCTGTTTTTCTAGAGTTTGAAAACTATGGAATAAAGCACAACATTTCTGTTTTGAGTGGTGGTCATGGAGGAGATTGGCTTCAATTTTGGGGCAGTTATATAGGAATTATATTTTCTGGATTATTAGCACTTTTTATTTCATTCAGAGAAAACAAAAATAATTTTGTTAGAGAAAAAAATAACAGAACTATTGGATTCTATGTGGCTGACTTGAGAGAAATAAGCTACGGACTCGTACCGTTAGAAGTTGATAAAGGTTTTATATCGTTTTATTCTCAACAACTCGAACTAAGTAAAGAGGATGTTGAAAGACTACAGCTTATGTTTTTTTCTTTCGATGGAAAGCGTTACCAAATGAAAGAAATACCAACAATTGGAAAAATAGTTGGTCGAATGCCAGCTGGGAGAAGAAAAATATTTGAGCCAATAGTTCGAGAAATTGATTCAAACTTACTTACCCTAATTCAATTCGATCCAAACTTTTTTAGAAATGATGAGGATCAAAAAAAGGGAGGAACAGATGAAGCTAGCTTACGCGAATCGAAACAGTTCCTTGGATTTCTTATTACAGCTGTTAAAGGTATTGTTCATTTAAATAACGAAATAAGTTTAGAACTTTTAAAGTATTCAACATTAGATTAGCATAAAGAATCAAGCGCATAAGCGCTTTTTATTTTGCAGTGAATGAGGAGAAAAGATGAAAAAGTTAGTGCGTATTATCTGGAAGTTAATACTAACATTTGATGGTATTGTTTTTTGTTCAAGTGTTGGTGCTACTATTTGGTTTTCACTATTAAAAAAGTTCCCGTTAATTGACATAAGCGCAAACACATCTCAAATGATTTGCCATTACTTATTTTTATTATTCACGATTGTTATAGTTCTAAACGTCTTATTGGCTTGCATTATGATTGCTGTTGATTTGTGGAGCAAGTCTGATTTCGGTTTTGAACAAGGTGGTTTGATTGTTGGAACACCAAAATCAGAACAGATACCGTTTATGGTAAAAAACAAAGTTGTCAATCCATCAAAACCAACACCAACAAAGATGAGACCTGCACCTGTACCTGCTCCGAGAAGAAATAGAGACGGTGCGCCAACTAAACCAACTAAGCAATGAGGAGAACGTTATGCAATGGCTTTCAAGAAGAACTATAATGTAGTCATAAAGTGAGGTATGAGTATATGAAGTTTGGAATGAGAACACCGTCAATCAAAAAGTCTATCAGCGCTAGAACAACCGGACGTGCCAAACGAGCAGTTAAGTCAGCGATCAATCCTGCTTATGGCAAGAAAGGAACTGGCTTAATTACCAATCCTAGTAAGTCAATTAAGAATAGCGTTTATCACAAGACGACCAAAAGTGTTTGGAATTTGTTCAAGTGATGTAAGCTCAGCTCATTGAATTGGGTTGGGCTTTTTGTATACATAAATTTAAGGAGTGAGTATGGCTAGAGTAAAGATATGCCGTAAGCCTGACTGTCACAATACCATACCTTATGCACAAGACAATCCATACTGTGAGATACACAAGGCAATGTATCGACCTAAGCCAGAGTTCAAACCCAAGTCATCTTATGAACGCAAGCGACAACAACGTGAGTACAACGCTAACAAGCGTGACAAGGAAGCCAATGAGTTCTACCACAATAAGACATGGAAGCATTTATCAGCAGGACTCAAGCAACAAGCTATGTTCACATGTGAGTGTTGTGGACGTACAAGTACAACCAAAGGTTACTTAGTTGTAGATCATATCATTCCCAGAAAGATAGATAAACGTAAGCAACTGGATAAGGACAACCTATGGGTGATATGCAAGAGGTGTCACTGGTACAAGGGTATGCTTGAAGATGATGTCTATACTGACGGCTTATTCCTAGAGAACATAGACACTAGCAAGTCATGGGGTAAGGATGAGGTAAGACGATGGATACTGGATTCGATTAAACGTCATGATGAAAGGAAAGATGATTTATGAAAGAAGTAATAGATGATGTTGTTGTTTGTTTTAATGGAACAAATGCAAACAAAGAACTAGAAAACAAAATTAGTTTGCTAAATGTTCCATACAAACGAACTCGTAACAAGTTGATTGTTGATTATGGATTTGTGATTGTTAATATTCATTTCCTAACCAAAAACAGTAATTTTGACGCTTTCCACTTTAAACACATTAAAATCAGTGAGATGTTGTCAACAGAAGGTCGACCGGAAGACATTTTTAAAGTGCTAAAGATGTTGCAAAGTGGCAGAGTAATCTTTGAAAACTATCCAAAATAAAAAAATACCCCCGGGTGGGGTTGTTTGAGGGAGCGTCACAAGGTGGCGTCCTCGTTTTTTGCAAATGCAGAAATCAAAAATTTTTGAATGGGCTATTTTAGAATTTGAAACGTTATTATATCAACGTTTAACGTGTTGTAAATATGCATTTAGTATACCACAAACTTTTGACGAAAGGGGGTGTTTGTTTGGTAAATAAACGTAATTCAGGTCGCAAACGGACGACTAGCACTGATGAATCTGTCAGAGCAGACCAACGTGAACGTAATTTAGAGTTCCAAGAAAAACAAAGTGAGCTTACTGAACTACAAGACAACCCTCCTCGTCATTTGGATGGTTATGGTGTGACACTGTGGCGAAAGTTAGTTCCGGAACTAAAGCGCCTTGGAACAATCAAACAAATTGATACAGTTAATTTGGAAGCCTTTTGTTCATTGTATGGTACATATCGAATGGCTGAAACAGATGTACAAAAGAATGGCATATTCGTTAGTTTTGAAGTTGATAAAACAGAAATCGACGAAGAAACAGGCGAAGAAGTAGTCGTAGGAAAAGAAACGCAATATGATCGTTCAAAGAAAAATCCGGCTTATTCAATAATGAATGATAGTATTAAGACTTTGAAATCATTAGCTGTTGACTTAGGTCTGTCATTTGATGCAAGGTCTGGTCAATTAGTTCCGAGTGAAATTAACGTTGCGGAAAACAAAAAAGACGATTTAAGGTTGGTGAAGTTTGGTGCAGACATTTAATTTAGTAGGTGTGACAGATATTAAGGAAGCTGTTAAATCAGAAAAACGAAGATATAAACGTTATCTAGATAAATATAATGATCCAGCTACCCAATATGCTTTTGACGTTTTGTTTACTAGTAAATATGTGACTGGTAGGGACGCGCAATTAGCTTGTTTTAGACATTTACAAGATTTAGGAAGACAACGTGATAGTGACTTTCCTTATCATTATGATACTGACTACGTCACAATGATTGAAAATTTTACTCGAATGCTTCCTAATCCTGATAATTTTAAAGTTAATTTGAAGCCATATATTAATCAATCGTTTGTATTAGATAGTGTACTGGGATGGCGTACAGAAGAAAACGGGACTAGATTTACCACTGTTAACTTCAGTGAAGCAAGACGTCAAGGTAAAACTTTTATCGCTTCAATGTTGATGAATTTTTACTATTTCATGGTTGCTGCTGAAGCAACATCTCAAGATTTTCTTGTTGCAAGCTATGATAGTGAACATGCCACCAAGTTATTCAACGATGTATCGATTCAAGCGAAAAAACTGATTAAGTTACCAGAGTTCAGAGAATGGGCTAAAGAGAATGATGTTGATGCACAAACACAACAAGTTATTGGAAGAATTAATAAAAATACTATTCGTAAGGGAACATCTGAAGGAGGCGGATTTGATTCATTCCACAACGTCATTGCGATTTATGATGAAATAGGTAATCTTAAACCAGATAAAAATGAAACACTACGGCAAATAACTTCCGGACAAAACGGGATTAAAAATCGTATGTTCGTTAAAATTTCAACAGCTTATCCAAATGCTAAAGTCAAGTTCAAAAAAGATCAAGACTTAATGCGAAAGATTATTGAACAAGATAACTTACGTGAAGCTGATGATACCTTTCAGATGATTTACTCGCAAGATAGTGAAAATGAAGTATTTGAACCTGACACATGGGGTAAGTCAAATCCTAATTTGAATGAGATGAACGAAGTTGATTACAAGTCAGCCCTTACTAGTCTTATCAAAGATAGAGATGATGCTGATCGAAGTGGTGAACTTGCCACGTTTGTTAATAAATCATTGAATATTTGGAGCCGTAAATTTCAAAATAGTTATTTGTCTCTTGAAAACATTCAGAAGAACATTATTGATGATTTTGATATTTATGGTCGTGATGTTTATATCGGGTTTGATGGAAGTCAAAGTAATGACAATACTTCGTTTGGATTTGTTTTTCCTTATCGTGAAGTGAAAAGTGATAAATATTTTTGTAAACAATTTAGCTTTATTCCTTTTGCACAAGCAAAAACAATTGAGGCTAAAGAAAAACAAGATGGTTTAAATTACCACGAGTTGCAGGACAAAGGTTTGTGTGAAATAACAAGAAGTCCTGAAGGAACAATCGATAAAGACCAAGTTTATCATTGGTTAGAAAAATTTATTGCTAACAACGACCTGAAAGTAAAAATGATTGCACTTGATCCAAATTTAGGCGATTGGTTATTAAAACGTATTGTAAACTATCATGAAGAATGGACGGTATCTACCGTTCGGCCAGTTTCACAGATTTTGTCAAATCCAACTAAAGATTTACAAGCCCAATTTATAAATGGCAATGCTGCTATATTAAACGACCCACTTTTAATTGACGGATTTACCAACGCTGTTCTGATTGAAGATAGAGGAGGAGCCGTTAAGATTGACCGCTTAAATAGAACAAGTGATCACATTGATACATCAGATGCATTAATAAACGCTCATACGGGTGCACAGTTCTATTTTGAAGATTTTAAAGATGCTGATTACAATCCGTTCAATGATTTGAATCGTGATGAAAAGAAAGACTACTTTAAGAGGATGTTTGGATGATAAAAAACTTTACGAAACTAATAAACGCAATATGGCAGAACTTGCTAGGCGTTATTTTATTTATTTCCGGAATTGCACTAATTGACATTGGTGCTTTTTATTTTAATTTTATTGTCGGCTTTATTGTTACTGGTATTACTCTAGTAATTATGGCGGTAATTCTCGACAAAGAAAGGAGGGAATAAATGGATGGGTTTAATGACTTCGAGAAATCGACAACATAAAATCAGTGACATGACTTATCCTAGTACACACGGTTATGATCCAATTATTTCACAAATAGCTGGTTTACCGGTTGGTTATATTAGTGGCGCAAATGCACTTAAAAACAGTGACATTTTTAGTGTTATTAATCGAATAGCCAGTGATATTGCTAGTGCTAAGTTTAAAACTGAAAATTCTTATGTAAGTGAGCGACTTAATCAGCCTTCAAAGTTGATTGGTCGTTTTTCATTTTGGCAGGGTGTCATTATTCAGTTGCTGTTGAGTGGTAATGCTTATGTACCATTGGATTTGGATTATTTGGAACAAATACCACCTTCTTCAATCATCAGTATTGATATTGATAATGCGAATCAAGGCGCAATTTACACATTAGCTGAATACAATAATCACCCTGAACGGCAACTAACTCAAGATAAAATGTTGCATTTTAGGTTAATGCCTGACGCAACTTATCAATATCTCGTAGGAATGTCACCTTTGGAAAGTTTGACAAAAGAGTTGACTGTTTCAACAGCAAGCGCAGACCAAAGTCTGAATTTAATCAAAAATCGAATTACACCGACTTCTGTGTTAACAATCAGCAATGCTTTGTTGGAACAAGGGGATGCTGATGCTGCTCGTGAGGCTTTTGAAAAGGCCAATAACGGCTCAAACAATGGTCGTTTAATGGTCTTAGACTCTAATTCAACTTTCGACCAATTCGAGATGAAAGCTGATGTGTTTAAGGCTTTGAATAACAACGCAGAGTATTCTGCTAATCAGATTAGTAAGGCGTTTGGTGTACCTGTCGACATGTTAGGGGGTGGTAATAGTACAGAAAGCCAACATAGTAATAGCACTCAAATCAAAAATTTGTACTACGAAAACTTAATTAGTTACGTAGCACCAGAAATTGATGAAATTGCTTTAAAGATGAATGCTTCAGATTTGACACTTGACATGCAGTATGTTGACGACGCAACCCGTGTTAGTCAAATTAATGACATGGTTAAAGTTGGAACCTTAGGACAAGCACAAGCTGAATTCATGTTAAAGCAATATGGTGTGCTACCAATTAACTTGCCTACTTATGTGGCACCTGTGCAAGAGAAAGGAGATAGCGAATGAAATTAGATATTAAAGGCATGATAACTAATGACGATGACGCAGAAATTTACCGTGATTGGTTTGGAATGACTGTCACATCGCCGTCTGATATTTTGGCTAACTTGCCTACTAATGGTTCTGATTTAGAAATTGGAATTAATTCAGGAGGTGGAGAAGTTGATGCTGCGAATGAAATTTACACTGCATTACGAAACTATCCCGGTAAAGTCATTACACAAATTGAAAGTTCTGCGTACAGCGCTGCTTCAATTATTGCCATGGCTGGTGACACAGTTCAAATTTCACCAGTGGCGCAACTAATGATCCATAATGCATCAACCTATGCCGGCGGTAATCATAATGATTTGGATAAGACTTCAAATGCATTGAAATCAACCGACAAAGCGATAGCTAAAGCCTATTCTGTGAAAACAGGACGCCCAGTTGATGAGTTTCTTGATTTGATGGATAAAGAGACTTGGATTAATGCTGATGATGCATTAGAACTTGGATTAGTTGACGAAGTAATGACTTTCGACAAAGAACCAGTAACTAATTCAGTCAGCAATGTACTACCTCGTAAAGTCATCAATCGTATTAAAAATTTGGTTGATGAAAACAAACAACTGAAAAATAACGCAACTGATAGTCAACCAAGTGAACACGACGAACTCGTGCAAGCAAAGTTGGCTACTTTACGTAAATAAGGAGAAAAATATGACTAAAGAACAACTACAAGCGGCATTCCGTGACGCTAGCACTAAGGCATCTGATTTGAATGCTAAATTGAACAACATGGTTCAAGATGATTCTGCTTCAGTAGAAGATATCAAGAAGGCTCAAGATGAATTAACGGATGCAAAAACACGCCGTGACATTTTAAATTCTCAGCTAAAGAGTTTTGAAGATGCTGAACCAGAACCTCAAAAGCCTGGTAAAAAGACTAACATTTTGGATAATAAGGCTGCTGAGCTTGCTGCAAAAAAGCAAGGTATTAATGATTTCATTCATTCTCGTGGTGCAAAAATTTCTGATGCGGTTTCTTCACATGTCACTTCGTCAGAAGTTGGTGTATTGATTCCAGAAGAAATTATCTATGATCCATCTGCAGAAGTTAACTCAGTTGTTGACTTATCAACTTTGGTTAACAAAACACCAGTTACTACTCCAAGTGGTAAGTATCCTATTTTGCAACGTGCTACTGACCGTTTCAATTCTGTTGCTGAACTTGCTGAGAATCCGGCCTTGGCTGAGCCGGCCTTTAAGGAAATTGATTGGTCTGTGTCTACTTATCGTGGTGCAATTCCTCTTTCAGAAGAATCAATTGCTGACACACAAGTTGATTTGACAGCATTGGTTGGTCAATCAATTGGTGAAAAGAAGGTTAACACCTACAACGCCTTGATTGCACCAGTTTTGCAAGCATTTACTGCTAAGGCAACTACTAGCGATACCTTAGCCGACCAAATCAAACACATTTTGAATGTTGATTTAGATCCAGCTTATGCACGTGTTATTATCGCTAGCCAATCATTCTACAATGCTGTTGATACATTGAAAGATAAGAACGGACGCTACTTGCTGCAAGAATCAACTGCATCATTAGCACAAGCTTCTGGAAAGACATTATTGGGGGTACCGGTCTATGTAATTGGTGATGATTTGTTTGGCAATGCCGGTGACCAAAAAGCATTTATTGGTGACATAAAGCGCGGCGTGTTAATGCCTAACCGTCAAGAAATTACTTTAGCTTGGGAAGATAGCAAGATTTATGGTCGTTACTTAGGTGCTGCTTTCCGATTCGGTGTTAAACAAGCTGATGATAAGGCTGGTTACTTTATTACAAACACAGCTACACCCGCATCTACAGATGGTAAATAAGGAGTAATTTATGGCAGATGAAACAAATTCACCTCGTGCGCCTTCAACAGGCGTCACAGTAGCTGATATGCAAGACTATTTAGCAATTGATGGTGATGATGGTGTTTTACAGGAACTGATTGATTATTCTGAAGCTGATGCTATTGGGTCAATTGATAGCACGGTTGATATTGCAGTCTATCGTGCACTACCAATATTCAATCAAGCAGTAAGAACATTGGTTGATTTCAATTACTACAATCGCGGTGCTTTGGCTGGTCAACAAATTGCTTATCCTAAATCTTATCAGTACATGCTGAACAAAATCAGATGGAAGGTAGGACAAACAAATGGTTAGTGGAAAATTAAAGCCAAGTAATTTTATTGGAAAAGTTGAATTTGGAACTGTTAAATCAATTCCTAACAAAAATACAGGGCAAAAAGTTCCAAGTTTTGTTCCTTCAACTAACCAAGTGAGATATGCACCACGTAGTCGCTCGATTACGCAATCTGATTCTATTTTTGGTACAAGTATACAAGATACCAAAATAATCGCTGTAAGGCACAATGAGAGCCTAACAGACCAATTAAAGGTTCGCTTTGTAAAAACTGGTAAAGTTCATGACATCAAATACATTTCATCTGATGAAAGTAACACACCAATTGCCTTTGATTACGTGACAATTGATAAAGAACCATTGGGGGCTTTAGATGGAGCTTGATGATGCACTTGATAAATGGTTGCACGAAGTTAATAAGCTAATTCCAGACGTTAAACAACGTCAAAAAATTACACTTGTAGGGGCAGAGGTATACAAAAAGCAGCTTTACGATATTACAAAAGCCAAGCACTATGATAAAAACCATACAGATACCAGTAAGGTTGCTCATTTAGCTGATTCAATTGAAACCTCTGGAACAAATATTGATTATATCCGTGATGGTAGTTCACTAGTTGGCTTTACCAAAAAGGGTATTAACCACGCTCGTATTGCAAGACTACTAAACGATGGGACGAAATTTATTCCGGGTGATCACTTTGTTGAGGATGCAAGGCGTAGTTCACGTCAAGCTGTTTTAGCTGCTCAATACGCTGAATATCAAAGACTTTTGAGAGGTAGTAAATGATGATATTGCCTATTTACGAAGTTCAAGAACTTATAGAATCAATGGGTTTTGCTGATGTTGTTTTTGTAACGAGCATTGATGAAGAATATCTTAAAAACGTTACATCAACAATCGTTCTTATAACTGAATCGGTTAATGACTTGGACAAGAGAGCCAACAACCGATTTAGAAGCATGAGCTATGGTGTGGAAGTGCAAATATTTTATGGTATTAACTTCAACACACCTATTCTCGATACCGAGATAGCACTAGCAAGACTATTAGAAAAAAACGATTGGAAAACGACCCAATCTAAATCACACATCAATGACCCAACGACTAAACAAGTCACTAAGGTCTTTTATTTTGAAAAAAATTATATTTTGGAGGATTAATTCATGGCAACACAAGGTATTTTCACTCTCTATCTAGGGAAATTAGATCCAAACACCGGACAATTATTAAAAGGTACAGAAGGGCTGAGTGATTCGGGTATTTATGAAGCAGACGGACATCAAAATGCCACTGCTGAAGGTGCTACTCAAATTCAAATTTCGAACTTGGGAACTGCGCCTACCTTGCAATATTCAAATAACAAGGCTAAACGAGCTACCAAAACTCGATCATATACCGCCGCTGAGACAGATTCAAACGATGTTATGACATTAACAACAATGAATCCAATTATTGATGGCCAGTTCGGTGGGGAACCATATCAAGTCGCTTCTGATTTGATTGATGGTTTCTCGCTAGATGGTTTAATGACTGAGACATTCCCCGGCTATACAAAACCCGTTGCAGTTTCAGAGGTATCACTGGACAAGTCAACTAATACTCTAACGGTCGGCGGTAGCGCTACAGCTGTTGCAACCATTGCGCCCGCTGAAGCTACCGATAAGTCTGTTGTATGGAAATCATCAGACACAACTATCGTTACTGTTGACGGTAATGGAAAGTATACCGGTGTTAAATCTGGTACCG